TCAAGGGTTAGCACAGACACCTGCTCCCTCTAGCGCACGTTCGCGCGTCTGCAAGTATCTCAGTTTCTCAGCATCCCGCTCCGCCCCGGCGAAGAGATCGACAAGATCCGCCGCATCCTCTCCAGATAACTCACATCGGCCGGCGGCTCCATCGCCCAGGCGGGCGCCGGGCTGATCTTTACCTGCGCCGGCACCGGCGTCGGGCTGGCAACGGGCGCGCACTGACATCCGTACATCACCTGCAGCAAGAGCACGCTGCAGACGCGTGTTTTCAGCGGTGGCACGTTGCATCTCCGAGAAATGGGTACGGTCGAGCGCGTCGAGCTGGTCGGTAAGCTGCCGGTGTTTGTCGATGGCAGCCTGCAGCGCCGTCACGACGGTATCGACGGCGGCCTGGCGCTCGATGGCGTGGTCGCGCTGCATCTGCGCGATGGTCTTGTCGTAGCGGTTGGCTTGCCAGCCCCACGCGGCTGCTGCAGCCACCGCTGCCGCTGCCAGGAGCCGGAGGGTTGCGAAGTTCATTGGCTTTGCCTTGTCGGATGATGTGGGTGACCCACAGCCCTGCCACCGCCAGCGCGCAATGCAGTTGCACGGTGGCAATGTCGGGGGTGGCGTCAAGCGCGGCGGAGGCGCTGCCGAGCGCGCACAGGGCAACGGCGCCCAGCAGAAGCGCGCCGCGCAGCCCGTGCGGAATGGCCTGCGTGAGCGCAGACCACGCGGCGCCCGCGCAGATGGCCACGAGCGCCACGATGTCGATGGCGGTGAGCACGTCGTGTTGGCTGAGCGTCATTCCTTGCGGCCTCCTGTCCAGCGTTGGGCTGCCTGCTGCAACCAGTCGTGCACCAGGCGCCGCAGCGCCGGAAGCTCGCCATATGCGTAACCGACGATGGTCAGCCCGAACACGCCGGCAATGAACTTGATGGCGTCGGACTCCAGCCCCGCCGGCACGTGCCACAAGCCAATGACGCCGTTGCCGAGGTAATGCGCGCACGCAATGCCCAACAGCAACGACGCCACGCGCTGCACGGGCGTGCCCGGAATGAACCGCAGCGACACCAACGCACCGGCCGCGCCCGGCAAAATCGTGTCCACCACGCGCAGCAGCGTGCCCCAACCTGTTTGCTCAGCCATTCATGCTCCCAATGCTTGTTTGGCGGCTACCCAGCGCGTGCGGCGCGGCCCTTCCCCTTCCATGGCGGGGCCGCTGATGCGGCGCGTGATCTCGTCGAACTTGCCGGCGTCGGCCAGCTTGCCGAGCCCGAAGGCCCACCAGTACCAGCCGGCGGAAAGCGCGGCGTAGTCATCGCGCTCGAGCAGCTCGGGCCGCGCAACGAGGTCGAGATCCAGCGCGTGGCCGCACTCGCGGTAGTTGGCCAGGAAGGTGATTTGCTTGAGCCCGCGGCCCCGGTAGCGCCAGCCGTCGCCGCTTGCCGCATCGCCATTGCCGTACCGGTTGGCGTAGGCGATGTTGGCGATGCGTTGCTGCCGATCGAGCGGCACCACGCGCTCGCCCGGCTGGCGGCCCAGCGTGGCGGCCAGTGCGGGCGTGACGCGCGAGAACATCGCGGGCAGCGCCGCCACGGCGTAGTTGAACGATTCCGTTACGCGCGTGAAGCCGCCGGACTCGTGCCCGATCTGCGCGATGAATGCGGCCTGCTGCGCGGGCGTGGTGATGCCGAAGCGCTTGCACGTGGCCTCGATGTGCGGCCACCAGCGATCGGCGAGCGCAGGCGGCAAGGCTGCAGCCTTGCTGAAGGATTGTTTGTTCATGGCTTGGAAATGAAAAAGCCCGCCGGATGGCGGGCTGTTTTGAAGCGCTCGCAGCAGCGAACGCGGGAGTTAGGTAGTCAGGCGCTCATGAATTGGCGGCCTGCACCGAGCGTGCGTGCGGCCGATAGCGGAGCTTTGCCGCGATATAGGCCGGGACAAGAATTAACGCGACGTATGTTCCAAGGTAGCTGGCGACCTGATCCCACATAGGCGCGCCGACGTAACGCCGGTCCATCCAGTAGAAATAGACCTGGAACAGGATGGCTGGCAGCGCACCGGACAGAACCCATCGGATCGGCGCATTGCAAAACGCAAAGCCAATCGCCACACCTAGCCCGACTGCGGCAGCGATATGGAAATGCGTCCAGAACTCGCCAAGCAACTCATCGCGACCGCGCATGAGCAGCAGGCTGATCAGGCACGCAACTATCGGCCACAGCAAAAGCAATTTTGATGGCCGCGATAGCTCTGCTGGGCTCCGCGTCCATAGCCACCGCTTGAAAGCCTCGAGACTCCCATACTTGAGGCTGCGGAAACCAATGTAGGGCAGGCAAAACACAATGATTGCCCTCAGAGCCAACCCGAATCCGAACCCATACAAGGCGAAGAGCAGGCTCAGATACCAAGGGCCCAGACTGATGTCTTCCGGGTAGGCTTTCTCGTCAATGAGGCTTGCGTCAAACCACGATGCGATTCTGATGACGACCGATGCCGCTACGAACAGCCAGACCCCTATTTCAAGCTGCTTGCCCCACTTCAGTACAAGGGGCGCAATGGTGAATGCTGCAAGCGAGATCACGGCGAGCGCCAGAGTGTCCAACGCGGTCAACGCAGTTCCCCTTTAGGTCTAAGTTCTTTTGCCCGTGCATCCTGCCTCAACGGCCGTTCGTGGGCAACATTTGAGCGGCAAATCACCAGGCCCTTAGGGGAGCCGTCGGGCCGGGCAGACAATAGGGCACATCACTTGGGCGGCGCAGGAATGACCAGATTGGTCACCTTCGCCGCCTTCTTGGCTTTGCCCTGCCCCGCCTTGGCCTTGCCGTTGTTGCCGCCGTTCAGGCTCACATTCACCAGCCAGCTTTTGTTGGCGTAGATGTGCGTGACGGTATCGGCCAGGTAGTCGCCGTCGACTTGCGCTTTGAAGCCTTCCAGGCGCAGGGTTTTCTCGGCGCTGATATCGCCACGGCCGATCATCTCCAGCTCGCCTTCAGCGGTGCTGCGGTTCATGTCTTGCAGCTTGGCTTTGGCAGCGGCCCTTGCCGCTGGCAGGCTGGCATGCACGTGGCGGTCGGTGTGCGTGGCCTGCGCAGGCCCGCCGTCGGGCGCTTCCGGGTTGGGGATGTACAGGTCGATCTTGCGGCCGGTCTTGGCGTCGTGCGCGCGGGTTCTGACGCCGCCGACGCTGCTGCGGTCAGGAAATGTCAGGCGGTAGCGCATGAGGTCGGACGGGCGCAGCACGATGGGCGAGAGCGGTTTGCCGTCGGCGCTTTTGCCGCCGCCGCGCGGGGCGACGATGAGCCGGCCGCCCTTGACCGTGGCGGTGCCGCCGTACTGGCGCGCGAGCCGCGTGATGAAATGCAGATCGCTCTCGCCAAACTGGTCGGCGCGTTCGATGTGCGCCTCGATCGTGCAAGCGGGCTTCCAGCCGTGCCGGGCGGCCACGCTCGCCACGATGGCGGCGAGCGTGGTGCCGGTGTAGCTGGCGTTGCGCTGCGCCTTGGCGGTGGCGCGCATGTCGGCCGGCTTGCCGCGTATGACGAGGGTGGCGGGCGGGCCGCTCAGTTCGATCTCGTCAACGGCGTACGTGCCGCGTGTGGAGAGGCCCTTGCCGGCCCAGCCGAACGAGATACGCAGCTTGGCGCCCTTGGGTGGGAAGGCGATCTTGCCGTCGCGATCATCCAGCCGAATCTCGCAGCGGTCGGCTTCCATGCCCGGCTTGTCGGTCAGGCGGATCTCCAGCACGCGATCGCGCAGCAACGCGGTGATGTCTTTGCCGTCTGCCAGGACTTCGAATTGGGCTTCCATGCGCTACGTCCAAAGCTGGATGGGCTCGTCACGCGCGGGCGTGAGGTCCGGCAGGAAGATTTCCACGCCGGCGGCGTATGGCTGGCGGCGCGCGGCCAGGCCCGGGTTGGCATCGAGCACGGCTTCCACGGTGCCGGCCAGCGTGCCGTATGCGCGGTAGCAGAGCACGTCCAGCACGTCGCCGTCAGATGTTCTGATAGTCATCGCCATAGCGTCGGAACTCCAAATCGAAACCCTGTTTGCGTGGTGTGCCGTCGGCCAGCAGCCCGTCTTGCTCTTCGCCTACGCGATCGAGGAAGTAGCGGCCGAGCACGTCGCCCGAGCCGGTGGTCAGTTGCACGGGCTTGAGCGCGGCGCCGATGGCACGCAGGCGGTCGAGCTGCCCTGCCCCTGCGCCAGTGGCGGTGAAGATGGCGCCGGACACCGTGATGGTGTCGCCGCCGGCGCCCACGGCCTGCAATGCCTCTTGGCGCTGGATGCGTTCTTGCGCGGCGATGTTGTAGCGGGTCTCGCGGCGCAGGCGGTCGTATGCGGCCGTGGAGAGGCCGAACTGGAATTGCTCGCCGTCATCCGTCGACAGCACGAGCAGGCGCTCAGTGGCGCCTGCGGTTTGGCCGGCGCCGAGGATCTTGTCCGGGCCCAGCGCGTAGCTGGGCACCAGGCTGCGCACGTTGGGCGTGACGGCGGGCAGGACGGCATCGAGGCGGCGGCGCACGGTTGCCAGTGCATCAGCGGTGGATTGCGCCGCGCGCAGAACGGGGCTGAACCGCTCGCCCACTGCGGTGCGCTGGACGGCCGCCAACGCCGCGTCTGTAACGCCCAGCGTGCGCTGTGCCGTGCCTCTGCCGACCGCCATGCGGCCAGTACCGCCCATCGCGTCGCCTGCGGCGGCAAGCGCCGCGGTGGCGCTGGTCAGGTCACCCAATGCCTGCGCCTCACGGCGCCGGGCGTTTGCCTCTCCGGTGCCATCCGGCTTGCCGAGCAGGCGCTCCATCTGCCGGACATGCTCGGCAGCGCGCGCCGCATGCGTGGCCGCAGCGGATGCGAATTTCTCGAAGCTCATGGTGTGTTTCGTTACAGATGCGGGTGATCCGACATGGCGGCCCGGCGTTGTTGCGCGGCGTATTCGTCGAACTGGCGGCGCAGGTGTGGCATCAATTCCGCCGCGAGCTGGCGCGGGTCTTTGACGTCGCCGTTGACCGTCAGGTCGATCTTGGGTGCGAACTCGAACCGCTGGTCGACCTGCAGCGGCGGTGGCCGCGGCGCATTGGCGACCGCGCTAACGGTGCCGAGCGCTTCAGCCGCCCCGGCGGGCAGGACGGGCGCGCTTGCTGGTGTCGCGGCCACGGGCTTCTTATCGCTGAGGGCACGGTCGGCCAGCGCACTGCTGGCCTTGCCGCCCAGGTACGAACCCAGCATGCCGCCGAGCAACCCGCCAACAACGGTGCCGATGGGCCCCGCGATGGCGGTACCTGCGACGGCGCCGATGGCACGGCCTGCAGCGCCGCCGGCAAGTTCGCCGGCCAGCCCTGCACCAATGCCGGCGATGGCTTTGGCCTTGTCGGCCTTGGTGCCGGGCCTCTCGGCCGCTTCGGCGCTTGCCATGCCGGCCGTGCCTACCAGCGCCAGCACGCCAGCGACACCGCCGATCTTGCCCAGTTTGGGCGCTGCGCCATTCAGGAAGCGGCCGGTGGTGGCCAGCACGCCGGGCGTTTTTGCAGCGGCCGGTGCGGCCCTTGCAGCGGCGGCGCCAGCCTCCGCAGCACGACCGACGCCTGCAGCAACGGCAGTCCCGCGCGCGATGTCGGTCACGCCCTTCCCGATCTTCCACATAGCGCGCCCGGTCCTGAACGCCAGAATCGACGCGAGCACGCCACCGATGGCGACGGTGGCCTTGGGCGATTCCGCCGCCAGCTTGCCCACGGACGTGCCTGCGCTGGCGGCAAGATCCGCGACGGAATCCGTTACGGGCTTGAGCGCGTCGCCAATGCGCCGCATGGCTTCGTCCCACGCCTGCCCGACTTCGGCCCATTTCTGCTTGGAGCTGGCGCGGCGGTCTGCCAGGTCTTTCTCGATCTCGCCCGCCGCCTTGGCGCCTTCGTTCTTCAGGCGCTGGTACAGGTCGGCGTTCTGCATGTAGGCCGTCAGCGCCGCCTTGACCTGCATGTCGTTGAAGAGATCGCCGGTCTTCATCGTCTCTTCAAACGCGCGCATTTGCGCATCGCGCTTGGCGGGGTCGGATTCGCTGTTGAACTGCTTTGCGGCGGCGGCAAGCTGCTTGGCCTTGTCCGGGTCGGCCTGCTCGATGTAAGCGCGGGCCAGCACGAACGATGCTTCCATCGTGCTCCAGCCCTTGCCGATGGCCTCGCGCATCTTGGCCTGGTAGTCGATACCGGCCTTGGCGTAGTTGCCGGCCGTCTCTGCGCTGCCGATCTTGGAGAACCAGTTCTTCGTATTGTTGGCGGCTTCGTCGGCGCTGCCGGCAGTTTTCATCTGCACTTGCAGCAGCGCGCCGAGCTGCTCGACAGAGGTGTTGCCGACAATGCCCAGCTTCTGCATGTCGGCGAGCAGCACCGGGAACCAGCGGGCCATGTCGCTCGATTCGAAGGAGCCTTCCTTGCCCTGAAACGCGATGGTTTCCAGCGCCTGCGCCATCTTTGCCGGATCGTAGATCTTGGCGTTCTGCTCGAGCGCCTGGATCATCCGCGCGGTTTCCTTCGGGTCGGCGCCCTGGCTGACGGAGAACTTGCCCACCAGCGGCGCGAACGACAGCGCGCGGTCGAGATCCATGCCGGCCGACACCATCTGGTTGATGGCGTCTGCCAGCACGTTGCGGCCGATGCCGCTCTGCTGCGCGGAGGCGGCAATGCCGCTGCTCATCTCGCGCTCTTTGTCGGTGCGGGCGGCGCCGGCCTTGATGGCAATGTCGCGGATGATGGCCTCGTAGCCGGCGGAGATGGCCGTCGGTACCGCTGCGGCCGCGACAAACTTGGTGGTGTCGCCGATGGTGTTGCGCAGGCGCTCTCGGCCGTCGGCGAAGGCCTCCGCGCCGCGCGCACGCAGTTCGAGCCCGCGTGCGGTGCGGCCGAGCCGTTGGTACGAGCGGTCGAGCCGGTCGACCTCGAACCCGGCATCGCGCAGCGCGCGGGTGTTCTGCTCGATCTTGCGGCGCACCTTGTCGGCCGCGCGGTCGCCGGCGGCGTGCAGATCGCGAAACTCCCGCTGCAGGCGCTGCGTTTCCCCAATCGTGTTCTGCCAGAAACGCGCCTCGCCGGCGCGCTTCTTGAGGGCATCCAGCTTGGTACCGACCTCGTCTTCTTTGGCGGGGTCGGCGCCGCGCTTGATTTTCGCGAGCGTGGCATCGACGTCGACCAGCTTGCCGTCGGGCGTGGTGACCAGCTTCCCTTCTTTGCCGAGCTTGGTGACGTAGCTTGGCGACCAGTTCTGGCGCGCCGCGAACGCAGAGCGCGTCAGGAGGGTCGTTTCACTCATGATTTCACCATTTCACCTGGTAGGAGGTGAATTTCACTAAGCTAGAAAACTTGCCGCTAACGAAAAATCGCGGGTGCCCGCCCCCGCAGTGCCGGACGGCCTGAGGGGCCCCCGGTCTCTCTAGACGCCGAACGTACAAAGGGAGAGGCGAACCCGCACGCACCGACGCGGTGACCGCGCGGCGCTCTGGTCAGACAACCAAGAGATTCATCGTAGATTCCGAAAACCCGCCCGCAGCGCACTTGCCGTGACGAGCTGTTTGGATCTACTCACTTCCATTCATACGATGCCGCCCGGACGACTTGGGCGCGCGAGAGCTCTGTGAGCCAAGGGAAGCGCCGTTGTAGTGCTAGATCTGCAGCTGCAACGTTTTGGGCAGCACGGCCATTCTGCCAATGACTCGCGTCACAGGCCTCCATCCAAATTTCCTGGATCGTCGCTCGATCGGAAGCGCAGAGCGCAGGCCATGCCATCACATCTTGTAGGAACCTCCAAGGCAGACTCCAAGCTTCGAATGCCTCGATGGCAGTGACAATATCGAGCTGCATAGGGACGAATACGCTACCACCAACGTTGAAACTGTGTGAATTGCCGCCTTACATGTGCGAATTCATCAGCGTCGATGTGAGATCGACATGCAGCCATGCTCGCCTTACCCGTCATATCGCAACTCTCAAATTTCCAAGAGATTTGAGGTGTTCCGGACTCGATACCAATCCGCAGGACGAAGTGACCGCCCATGTCTGCAAGTTCCGCAGCTTCCTCTTCGATGCACGTTAAACGAGAGACGAACGCATCCCAAGAAGAACAATCGAACCATAAAGACCCCCTATAAACGAGCGTATGCCGCGCCTGCTGAACTTCAGCCGCGACAAGCACTCGCATCGAAGGCAGATGTTCATCAACCTCGCATACATCCAGGTGCAACCGAAGAGGAATTTCTAGCTTGAGTTCCATCTCTCGCTCAATGTGTAGGGGAAGTCGTAGCTCTACATTCTAATGAGCGCCGTTGACGGGAGTCGATGAGACCGACTTTCCACACAAACCTGCACGGACAAAACAAAAAGCCCGACACGGCAATCCGGTCGGGCTTACGTTTTCTATGGGCGTGCGTCGCCCCACGAACCGAACTGTAAGCGACGCCCCTCACCCCATCAATACTCGACACCGAATTTAACAATCCAAGGCCTGATCGCCACCTTCGCCGCCGCATACGCCTGTGGCTGCCGCAACCCCGCACGCGGGTTCCGCCACACACCCGGCCCACGCCTATTCCGGCACTCCACCCGAATCGCCAGCGCGTGGTCGCCCGAGATCGCGTCCATCGCCGCCGCCACCTGCTTCATCTGCCACGCATCCACGCTCGCCTCGTGAATGTCATCCGTCGACATCCACTGCCGTGAGCTGGCCGACCCGCCGCACGTCGCATCCCGGTTCGAATACCACTTCTCGCCCGAGTACTGCGCCTCCCAGCAGAACCAGTCGAACAGCAGATCATCGAGCGCCTGATCCTCACTGGTCACCAACGCAGATCGCCTCGTCACCTCACGCGGCTTAACGCAATACATCCTGCCTCCTCGATCCGACAATTTCACGCATACGCGCCAGGTGCGTTTTCGCCTGTACCACAGCCGGCGGCGCCCCCACCAACGGCGCATCCGGGATCGGCGGCAAATGCTCCGCCACCGCCACCCGCCAGAGCGCGGACCATCGCTCCTCAGCATCAGCCCAGTGCGCCGCCTCAACGGCCTTCATCCCAAACCGCACAGCCGACCAGAACACGGGCCGCGACGGCCACTCAGCCTTCCCGCGCGCCGCCAGTGACGCAGCCTTGAACGCATCCTCCGCCGTCATGCCACACCTCGCTCAGCAGCTGCCGCCCGGCGCAACCGCCCGGCATGCCACGGCAGCCCAGCCACCGCCTGCTCTGCCTGTGCCTGCAACCGCGCCAACGCCTCCTCCTGCTGAAGCCGCAACGCCCTCGCCCGCTCCCGCGACTCCCGCACCGCAGGCGCGTACGACGGCACCCAATCCGGATCAGCCGCCCGCTTCGCGTGGTAAGCCAACATTGCGAACGGATCGTCCACGCCACCGGCAGCCATACGGCCCCGCCATTCGTCGATCACCACCTGCCTCATGCCCAGGGGTGCCCGAGCCACAATTCGCGCAACACGCGCCCTCTCCGCCGCGCCCATGTCCACCGGCCACGCGAGGTCAGCCTGCCACGCCACGGCCGAAACCTCTTCACTCTCTGGACGCTGGGCCGCAGGCCCATCCCCAACCACAGCGGTGCTCTGACCACGTTGCTCTGAGAGCCGGTGCCTCCTTGCGCCCCGACGGTGTTGGGGGCCATTTCGATCCTCCCGCGCCGCAGGCGTGGGGGACTCGATCTCTCTCTTCTCACGCCGCCGGCGTGGGGGGTTAGGGGGGTTGGTGTTTACGGGGTTACCGGAATACGGATGTGTGGCGGCTTTCGCGTTATCCACAGACTCGGGAATGTCCGTAAAACCCGCGTCAGCACTGAATTCGTAGCCATCCTGCGGGTGTATCGAACCTCGACCGGCTTTCTTTTGGACGCACGAATCCGTATCCGCCAACGGGCACGCAAAAACAAGCTCGTATTGCCCGCCAAGCCGGCGCAACAGCCCCAGCTTCTCGAGCTGCGCCAGCATCCGCTGCAGCTTCGACTTGTCGTGCGCCAGGTAACGCACCCCTCGCCGCGCAGTGCGCTCCGTCCACTCACGCAGCGCCTGATACGAGATCCGCACCACGCGCCCCACAATGCCCGTACGGAAATCCATACGCGGGCGCAGCGCCACCAGGTACAGATGCGCGATCTCCGCACCCGCCCCGGCCAGCGCGCTCAACTCAAGATCATTGATGCGATACGCCGACACCCTCGCCTCCATTGCTTCGCGCCAAGCCCAAATACCCGGCCAGCCACGCCACGTGATGCGCGCTGCCAACCGGATACTCGTTCGCCTCATCCAACGCGCGGCCAGACAATGCAGCCGCCCTGCCCTTGGCCCAAACAGCGCCAACGGCCTCGATAGGAATGTCCATGGAATTGCCCTTACAGCCGCAGCGGCGCGGCCTTACACAGCACGTCAAACACCGCCACAAACTCCGGCGACGTCGACGCAATAACAGTGGATCGAAAAGCGAGGCGCTCCGCCTCAGTTGAAATCGCGCGATAACGCGACGCGCAGGCCAACGCCAGCGCAGAAGACTCACCAGCCGCATTGAACGGCCAAAACACATCAGCCAGCGGCCACGCGCAAGCATCCAAAAGATGCTCCGCAAACTTCGACAGCACCGGCAGCCCGCGCGGCTTGAACGCCCCCGCAATACGGTGCCACGCACAACACATCTGATCGACGCGCTCACATGACAAGCCCACAGCAACACGCCCTGCCTTGCAGCACGTCATACCGTGTGAAAAGCGTGGCGTGTTGTCTTGCTTCTGTGTCATGCGATGCCGAACCCTGTCAAAAATCGATACAACGTGGCGCTGCAGGTTGCCGCCCGAACTGCTGGCGGCAACACTCCGTCGTCGGGTCGATGACCCCGACGAAACGCCAACCCTTTCAACGAGGAAACATGGAACTCAAAGACGCACGCGATGACGCAAAGAAATTGCTCATGACACTAATTGAGCAACAGCCCGCCATGTTTGGATCTGCGAACGCTCCCAACGGGCGCGCTGGCGAGACTGCGGCGCATTTCTGCTCGATGTTTATCGAGACCTACGCCGCCTACCTTGTCAAAACGACCGAGTAACCTCGTCCAGTAGCCTTAGCTCGCGCGTCAGGGCCTCACGAGCCACCGTTAGACGCGCGGGCATATCGAGAAGTGGGTCAATGTCCGCCACCACTTTCGCGCACAGCACATCAGCAATTTTCTTGGCATGCTCCGGCGACAACTTCGCCTGCCGAACGCAATTTTCTTTACAGCTTTGCATCACTTCTCCTATGCGCTCTCGCGCTTCAAAAAAACAGTCAATCACGCCTTGCCACGCAGCCGCTGCAACCGCTCAGCATCACGCTGCGCACGCACACGCAGCAGCTCACGCAGCACCATCACAGAAGCCGTCGCCTCTTCAAACTCCCGCTCCAGCTTTCGCATCTCACCCTCGGAAAGATGGTTGTCCGCCAGCGCCGCAGACATCGCGCGGCTCACATCGCCCACCTCTGCCAGCACCTTGCAAAGCGCCTCATACAGATCCGTATTCGGCAGATCTTCGCGAGCCACCTCGGGCAGAGGAATCGCCACCATCCCGTGCCGCCAGCACAAAGCCTGAATCGGCAGCTTCGCGTTCGGCACACCCGCGCCTTCCGCGTGCTCAACAGTCACCGACACCTCTTCAAACGACACATAGTTCGTCTGCACATGCGGCAGCAGCTTGTTGCGCAGCACTGCGGCGGACTTGTCCATGCGCGCGGCCAATCCTTCAACGCCGCCCGGGTAGCCACGCGCCACCCAGTAGAGCGCGTAGTGTTGATTGATCTCGGAATAGTGGTGGCTCAAGTTGTCTCTCCTAAAGAGCTGTCATAGACCGGGCGTGCGGGTCGCACTACCGGCGGTTTTGGTGGGCGCGTACACTTGCCTCATCGTTGGAACGGCACGATCCAGCGCGCAGAAGCTGACGGCTGAAAGCCCTCGTTGGCCAGCAAGCACTGCTCGCCCGGCTCACGCGACGAATGCGCCGAAGACGTGCCGCAGATGCCGCAGCCGGTATCATTCGAGGCTTGGGCCGCATTGGCCGCTGGTGTAGCCGTGTGAATGACGCGCGGGCAGAGATAAGCTCGGGCCAGATCAAATGCCAGTCGTCGGGACGAAGGTGTTTGCGCGTAACAAGCGCACGCGTCTCCCTCTCGATGCCAACGCAAAACATCGGCCCCAACCGGATGCGAAGGCTAATTGCCTTGCGCAGATAGCGGATCGTCGTGCCACACAAGCGCGCGAAATCCGCCTGTTCATCCGGCGACATTGCGTTTAAGTAAGCCCGCAGGTTTTCCATGCGACGATGGTACCCACGGGTATTTTTTATCTCAATACCTTGGCGGGCCGTATCCGCAAAAAACAGGGCCGGAATTTGTAAAGAATGGATAAGTACGAACGACGTCGGCGGCGGCTGGACCAGATTCGAGTCACTCGCTTCGAGGGCTCGATCGTCAAACTCGCGCAAGCAATCAGCAAAGCGCCGTCATACGTCGGGCGCATGCTGTACGAAGAAGGCAAAGCTGGCCGCAAACGCATCGGTGAAGACGTCGCCCGCGAGATCGAGCAAGCGCTCCACCTGCCGCCTCTCTCCCTCGATGCAGAAGACGACGCCCCGCCCGCGCCGGACCTTGGCGCACTGGCAATCAGTGCGTTGAACGACCTTTCGGAACGAGACATCGAAGCAGCGATTGCGACTCTCGAAGCGGTGCTCGCGGCAAAGAAGCAGCTTAAAGGTGGTGCACGGCTTGTCGAATTAGATGGACCGAAGGCAAAGCGCTTCGAGGAAGCACCGGCAGAGGTCGCCGAGCCATCCGACTATGGCTATCCCCCGCTTCCCAAGGCAAAGGCACAGCGCAAGCGCGCCAGTTAAAGAATCCCGCTTCGGCGGGATTTTTTATTTCCTGTTGAGCTGGATGCGAATAGGAGAATTCTTATTCTATTGTTGGCCGCCCACCAACAACATGACTGCCCGCGCGGGCCGTCAGTCGAATCAACAATGGGCACCCTCATTCAGTTTCCTCAGCCAGGCACGCGCACACCGCCTCGGCGACCTCCGTCCAACGACAGCGAAGCACAAGACGCGCGTCTCGCCTCGGCGTATCGGCGCGACCTCGATCGCGCAGTTTCACGGCTACTCGAGCACGTTCAGAGCGATGCTTACGACGGTGTCGCGCTGGTTCTCATACCGACATCGCCAGCGCGCAAGGCAGCCTTCGTTGTCGGAGGGTTCTACAGGCACAGACTGACAGATGCTGCAGATGCCGCGATGCAGTTGCATCTAACGATCAAGTTGCGCGCACGCGAGCAAAGCGCGGAGCCGCAGCGCTGCCATAGCCAGAAGACTCTCCAGCATCCACAACCGCGCAAGGAACCGACCTCAGAGCAAGGTATGCAAGCGATTCTGCAAGAAAGATGGAACAACGCGACCGCCCGATATCAGCACTGCGAGCAATTGCTTCGCATCGCCTTCAGTAAGCAGCTTCGTGCCTCTCCCGAAACCACGGCCATTCTGTTGAGCATCACGCAGTTGCACATCGAAACGGTGGCGAACTGTCTATGGGAGTTGGTGCGCCAGCCGGGTAGAACGACCCCTAAAGAGAGGCACGAAACATTGATCGCGATTCAGCTTTTCCGCACCGCGCGTGCGCAAGTGTCGGCCTGGATGCCACCAGTAGGTCAGGAAGACGCATATTTTTCTGCAAATGCCCTGGCCCTCTCAGAAGACATCTTGCGCGAAGGCGATGTACTGCTTACGCGCGTTGAGGACGCGCTCAGCCGACTTGCTGGTGATATTCTCATTGAATCCGTGGGCACGTAG